TAACTGCTGCAACAACCTACACCGTATGCCGCGAAAGGTTATCAAATAATGGCTGATTATGATCCTTTCGGTTTAGATGTAACCCCAGAAAAGAAAGAGGTAGAAACCGTGTCCCAAGATGAGACCGGCATTAACATCACGTACAAAGGTGAGGCCGCCTCTTACGGCAACACCGCTGCACCGTGGGTTGTGGTTCACGCAGCTAACGCCGAACAAGCTTTTAAGTTGCATGGTATCGACCCTAAAGGTAAAACTATGCGAGACCTGTTTGAGCTGGTCACTAAGACTAGCCGCATCTTTCAGGAAATCTACACAGGCAGTCCCGCGCAGGCGCCGCAGCCTGTTGCAGCCGCTAAGACCCACTTAGGCACGGATGGTGTAGTGCACAATGCACCGGCCGCTAGTGCAGCCCCTGCACAAGATAGTGGTGGAGAGCCTTATAGTGCTCCACCGGTGTGGATGGGTCCTGCCCCGCATTGTCCTCACAGTCCTGCAGGTGTCAGAAAGTTCGTGTCTAAAGTAGGGCAGTATGGTCCTTGGGCTGCTTGGGGTTGTGCTGCTGGTAAAGACGCACCGGAGTCTTGCTCTCAAGGTCTGATTTTTGTGAAGAAGCCGAAGGGCGCGTAAGGTTGGGACGGCCACCCGAAAGGGTGGCCTTATTCCCGTTTCGAAAGGAGGTTATAATGGGAATCAAGTTTCCAGACAGCGTTATCCAAATCGATATTGAAAGCCACTCCGTAACCGAACTTCAAGAAACAGACCCGTACGATTTCTTTCGACTAGGCCAATGGTCCTGGGGTGAAGACACCGAAATACACACCACCACTGATCTTGACGAGTTCCGCCGTCAAGTATTGAAAGCCAAAATGATTGTTGGACACAACATTATCGCTTTCGACCTTATCGGCATCTTCGGTTCACCTATGCCCGGGGTCAAACTAGCCAAGCAACACCGGCTATATGATACGATGGTGGCTGCCACCCTAGCTAACCCGGCGCCTTTCGGGGAGTATGTCAAGCGTGATGGGACTAAAGCTTTCTGCCGTAAACCCGAAGAATTCCGGCCATGGTACAGTCTCGATAACCAAGCATTTCAGCTTGGTCTTCCTGGTAAACTCCCTGACCTGAAACAGCTAGCAGAAGAATATTCGTACCGTTGGGAGCCACAGTATTCTGCTAAAACAGGTAAAAAACTGAAAGCAGACAAAAAGGTTCCTATCGAAGGTATCTGCTGTGGGTTTGGAGCTATCCCAACCGACAATGAACGGTTTGTAGAGTACGCTAAACAAGATATTCGGGTGACTAGAGAGGTAGCCCGACGACTCTTGGAGAAGCACCCTTTCAACGACTATATGAAATGGGAGATGGAAAAGGTGGCCCTGGCCACCCAGATCGGTCGCGGCAACGGTTTCCGTGTAGATGTCCCTGCTACTCTTCAGCGGGAGAAAGACCAGCACGAGGAAGCAGCGTGGATCCTGAAAGACCTGAACGACAGGTTTGGTTTCCCGCTAGACGGGAAAGCCCCTTTAGCATCAAAGCTAGGTAAAGAAGCTACTATTAATGCGCTTAGTGTGGTGGGTGTGTGGGAGGAAGCTTTAGGTAAAACTAAGCCTAGTGATTCTCACCCGGAGGGTCAGACGTCGTTCTCTGGTGACAATATTATGGCGGCTACACATCACGTCCAAGACGCTAAAGGAAACTGGCAGAGGACAGACGATGGTAACCCGGAGGCTCAAGCCTTGGGTGAAGCCCTAGCTCTACTAGCAGGGCAAAGGTCCTTACCAACCCTGCTACTATCCACCGTGTATAAAGACGGTAAAGTACACCCTGAGATCTTCCCTTACCAAAGGTCTGCTCGTTTCTCCACCACCAACCCAGGCCTAACCATCTGGGATGAGAGGTACAAAGATCTGCTGGTCGCTGAACCGGGTTGTGCCCTGGTCGAGTTTGACTTTGATAACGCGGATGGCCGGGCTGTAGCGGCCGCGTCTGGGGATCCCGAATACGCTAAGAGGTTTCTTCCAGGTGTGGATGGTCACGCTATCAACGCGGTCTTGATTTGGGGGCAAGAAGCCTACGATGCCAGCCCAGGACTACTACGGCAAGGAGCTAAAGCCCCTGGCCACGGCATCAACTACAATATGGGTGTCGGCAAAATGGTTGAAACCACCGGCATCTCCCGATCAGCGGCCCAAGCGTTTAAAAAGAACTTCTACAACCTATATAAAGGGGTCAAATCCTGGCAAGACCGTATCATCGAGTTCTCTAAACGGACCGGATATATTGTTACCGACTGGGGTCGGAAAATGCCGATCGAACCCAAAAGGTGGTGGACACAAACCCCCGCCGCTATCGGACAGAACGCGACTCACGAGATTCTGATGATGGGTGTCTCCGCTGTTGATGAGCGTCGGTTACGGCAAATCGTCCTGACTGTGCATGACGCCTTCCTCGCTAGCATCCCCTTGGATACACTAGAAGAAGACATCAAATACTTTCAAGAAAAGTTTACCCGTACTTGGCACCCTAAGGGCGGCCAGCCTATCGAATTTAGTTTGTCTAACGGCCCGCCGGGCGACAATTGGAAGACATGCGCACACTAGGAGACACTAATGGACCGAATAGTAAAGTACGTTTTAGTAACATTGTTGTCTCTAGCGTCGATTAGTGGGCTTTTCTTCTTGCATTTGAAGGTAGAGCTTGCTAAACTCAAGAAGAGAATCGCTATAGACAAAGCGGTATACCTGCGTAAAATAGACGAGAGGCTGTAACATGTGGGAAACAGTAATGGAAGAACACATTGAGACTTTAGATCACGTTGTTCAGTTGCTGAAAAACCAGTCAGACTACGAGGCACACCAAGTAGCGGTGTTAATCAAGATAGCCGGCTACGAGGTGAAAGAAGTCAAAAACAAGTTTGATCTGTACCAGGCGGAACGCAATGCAAGAAACTAGCCCCTGCTGCACATGCGGCGAAGACACCGGATCTAGTTCTGTTTTTTGGTGTACACCCGAGTGTATGAAACAATCCTATAAAGAACGGGCTAGAGAAACTATACAATGGTACCTCGATAACGAAAATTACGGTCCAGCTGCTTGGTGGAGATTCGAATACCGGTTGTAAAACAAAGAAAAACCCCCAGCCCAACCTCGAAAGAGGAAGGACTGGGGGCATCTTTATTTTCAAGCAGATTCGTTAGCAGGGGCGAAATAGGTGGCAACCACTGCTAGTGTTGCGGTTAGGATTGTGCCCCAAGCCTCGTTCAGGCCGGGGATGACGGCTGTAAGGCCGACACCCAAAACAGCTGCTAGAAACGCTGCGATAACCTTATTGTATTTCTTCATTTATTCTCCTTAGACGCGGTAGACTGCGACAGCAATCGGCTGGTTAGACGAATAAGTCATAACCGCTTTCAAGCCATCGACGTGAGGAGTGTAAATCTCTGGGTGCGTGACGATAACAAAATTGTCACCAGGGCTCCCCTGGTTCGACTTTAAAGTACCTAGGTCATCGGTGTATCCTGCAGAGATTTTGATACCCGAAATGTAGGCTGTTTCTGTGGTACCGTCCGTTTTAGTTCCTGGTGACACCACGATACGGCAAGCGAAGCCGGGCAGAGGGAAAGTAAAAGTAGTAGTGGTTGGGCTTGCGGGTGCGAACACTTGGGGCTCCTCGTCTGGGGGGATTACTGGTGCGACAACAGCTGCAGGCGGCGATGCCTGGGCAGTACCGTTAATATAGGATTGAGTTAGATAGCGCAGCCCACCCATGTCTCCAGGCAGACCGTTAGGGTCTGATTTACGTCCATGAGGGGAACAAATCTCTTTATGGCCCTGAACATTATTGACCGGTATACCGTAGTAGAAACATAATGCAGCACACAACCGGGCGTAGGCATCTACTTGTACGTAGGGCCAAGGCTGTGATCCTGTGTTTTCTGCTTCGATACCGATCGAATAAGAGTTACCGAAAACCGCGTCATTGATAGTAGCGCCCGCATGGTTACACGCACCCGCAGCTACCACATAAATCGTTCCGGAACGCCCTAAAACGAACTGGGCTAACGGACCTTGAAGGTCTGACCTGCCGTTTTGGACAACATTCAGCGAAGGTGCATCGCCGGTAGCGGCGCCAGCGGTGTGATGACAAACAACCGCCCGGATACCAGATAAGGCTCTAACCCCCCGGGTTTTCCACCCTGCTTGTTCTACCACCGGAAGACCGGTGGTTCTTGCGATATTAGCTAAATCTATAGCCCACATAAAAAACCTTTCCTAAGTGCACATAAGGGGGTTGACAGGGATCGAATCTGATGTATGGTTAGTGTAGTAAATAACTAAAGAACACCCAGAGCCGTTACTAGCTATAGTAGTGTGGTCTATACCCACACCGTCGGAACCCGGATCGCCTTTATCCCCTTGTGGACCTTTAGCTCCGGTGTCGCCTTTAGGGCCCTCGGCGCCTGTAGCACCATCTTTACCGTTGGAGCCGGCTAACCCGGTAGCCCCCGGATCCCCTTTAGGTCCCTGAACGGTATAGCCGTTCATACCTGTATCCCCCGTGTCACCTTTTGGGCCGCGATCACCCTGCGGACCACCAGGTCCGACAGCCCCCGGAATAACCTGCGGTTGATTGTTGTATAGTCGGTTGCATGCGTCTTGAGCTACAGACTGCTTATCGGGGGTGGATACACAAATATTGGTGAGCTGGGCTTTGATAGCGTCAATCTGTTCAGACTGGGTGGATAACTGTTGGTCACGTTCTCTTTTTACGTGAGCGCTATAAGCCCCAAACCACAGTAGCGACAGGATTAGCCCTAGAATTGATACTGAAAAGGCGACCCTGAAAATAATGTCAGACCTACGACGACGCTCTTGAAGCCGTGAACCCAGATCTTGAAGCTCGGTCATGTCGGCTCACCCACCAGCGGGTATTCATCGTCTGGAGGCCACTTAGGCGGCTTCAAACCCATCTGCACCATATATGCCCGGTAGTAAGAAGCTCTCTCTTGCTCTTTATAGAAACGCTCTCTCTGCCGTTCGGCTTCCTCATCCGCCCGGTCCGCCCGGGTTTCAGCAGAAGCTACACGCACAGAATCAGCAGCAGATTGCTTATCGATACGCCGTAGAAGAGTTTCTTCAGACTCGACTTTGCCTCGTCGAACTGTGAGTACTCCTCTAACGATCAGGGTGATAACCGTTGTGCCACCGGTTCCTAGGATTAACCCTAAAACTGTTTGGACGTCCATGCTATAGCCGCCTTACGGATCGCAAAAACCTATAAATCTCTACAACCCGATGGGCTAACAACAGGGCGCAAGCAAGGATCATCAACCCCGCATAAGGGGGTTTAAAAATATCCGTGAAAGACCTGAAGACAAGAACAACAGAATACGAAAACACCGCAGTAATCAGAAACGCCAAACCAATAATCTCATACCAAAGTGTGCCTGTAAACAACTCACAAACACCCAGGACACCGCCAACCAGGAGAAACCCCGCCCAAATATAAGTGAGGAAACTACCCCCGGTTTGCTGATAGCTGGGGTTAGGCACTACGATAGCTAAAACACCTAGGATAATAAATATGAAATAGACCGCTGTAACAAGAGGTCTCAAACTAAACCGGTAGAAGAAGCTCACAGCGGACCCCTCCACCCAGCAGTAAACGACGTAGTGTTTGTAGGGTCATCCGCAAAATAGGTTAGACCGGCTATACCGCTTTGACGGGTCCACCGGCCATAACACGAGATAACGTCACCGACGTTGCATTGCACACCCACACCTGTAGCTGTGCCTCGATCAAAATAAGCAACCGAGTAGGAAGACTGATTTTCAGCTACCGACACGGTACCGCGCTGAATCCACTTCTGAAAAAACTGGTTACCCGTGCTAGACAAAAGAATACGGTAGGTTAGACTGAAATCCCACCTACCAGCAACGTTGATAGTCCACGTGCCGTTGCTGTTGTTAGTAATACCGCTAGGCGTGACACCTACCGCTGTGTTTAACAGTAGTAGCGTGTCGGTGTCACCAGCGATGAGTTGGGTAGCGTTCGTAGCCCTCCACGTACCCCCATATTTTAACGAGGGTCGCGAAGAGTTATTGTCTATACGTCGTTCAAGAATCTTTAATTGCTGACCCACATTATCCGCTGAGGAAAGATCAGGCATAAAATCCTCCTATATAGATAGTGGGGCAGAAGCCAGCTTTAACTGGTATGTGCCATCGGATTCACTGGAATATCCCAGAACACGACGTCTGTACGTGCCTGTAGGGATCCACGGGTGTTTCTCCACCCTAAATTGGGGGGACTCCCCTACCACAAACTCGCCCAAACGAGGAGAGACAAGACTACCGTGTTTGTTTTTACCATCTAGACGGACAGAAGCCGTCCATGTCTCGGTAGCTGTAGAAAACTGGTTGAGGTTTTGTGTAGAATACCCTGTCAGGGTGGCTGTCTCTATCGCGTCTGTGTGGTTTGTGTCCACAAAATCCACGCCCGGATAGCCCAGGGCAGTTAGGGCAGCAGAGTTTTCCGCGTAGCCGTACAGTGTTGCGGAATCCACACCTGATCCACGAGTGTAGGCGCGGTGCACCGGACCGATCGACGAGTTGATGTCGATTGAAATATCCCCGAGCGCCCCGCCAAAATCCCACATATTATTGGAGTTACCAGTAATTTTAGGGTTACCAGTAACCAGGTTCCAATAAAGCTTTCTAGGACTAGAACCATCCAGGAAAGGGGTGAACACAAACTCTAGGCCTTGGTCGACTTGGGATAGCTCTGTGAGCCGCTGCCACACCGAAGTGCTGGAGTATCCATAGTAATTCCGGGTGTGTGTACCAGCCTCGGGGGTGGTCGGGTAGGTTACGTTTAGTGTGTAACCTGACCCGGTTGTGGCGTTGACTAGCATAGACGCCGCTATGGCCCGCATGGTTTGCGCTGTGTACGACAAGTTGTTGTTCGAGTTTGACAGGTCACTAGCAGTACCGCCCGAAGCCCGAAGAACGCGCTGATCCAACAGACCGCCGATACCTGTACCCTGTACAGATAGTTTACGGGTAGAACTATCAAAAGAACACGAGGTGGGTGGGCCTGCTTGTATTACGTAATCATCCCATTGGATGATCCACGAATACTTATCTGACGTTGCATAAGATGCCAGATCAGACTTTTTATTTATAACCTCGTCTAGTACCAGATCGACACCCCAAGAACCCTTTTGGCAAAGCTCCACATTAAACGTAGGGTTAGATGCTAGGGATACTTCCTGCTGAATAATACCTGTCACCGTTTCGGCAATCCGTACCCTAAACATCTTACACCACCAAGCTAGGAGCGGGAGTGATTTCTACAGACAGAATGTTTAGCACACCATCCGTAGCTAGCGTGTACCAGCCAGACCCGGTACTAGTAACAACCGAAGCAGACATATACACAGTTTTGGCACCCGTAAAAGGACCGACCGGTAAAGAGGGTATAGAGGAAGCCAGCGGAACATCAGAGCCGGAGCCGTTGATAAGGTTGACGTTTACCCAGTTAACTAGCGGCCCAGAAGGCAAGCTGTCCAAATGGATGCGGTGCTCAATAGAAGTACCTGCACCAGTGTAGATTCGTGCACGGCCTACAGCCCGAATGTAGTAAGGAACACCTGGGTCTGCTACTGTCACGTGACAAATCTCGTTGTTAGAACCGATACCGCCACTAGTCATGTCGGTAACAGGTGACGCTGTGTAAAACAAGCTGTTAGCAACACCGTGCCAACCAGATTTAGTGGGGTCAGTGTTGGCGCCAAAATAGACTTGATCCTGGAAGGTATAGTTACCGTACGCAAACCTACGCTCACCAGGGAAAGACCCCGCAGCGGTAAAACCGGTAGACCCGGGGGTAGCATCCACACCATATAATGTACGGATACCGCCACGAGCCGATATAGCCGGGCCACGAAGATCGGTGATATTACCTTGAGTGATAGATGTAACAGTTTTAGCTACATACACCGCTGCTAGAGGAATATATCCTGAAGAAATAGACGGGGTCGGAACAGTAGGGACACCCGAGGCGCCGTCACCTGTCCACACCTCAACCGAGAAAGTACGGATACCCGCACCCGAACCTATCGCCGGGTTTTGGTCATCGTAGATACGTGCAATAATAAGGTCATAGCGGTTTAGCGTAGCCGAGGATGCCGCCAACGCTAAAGCTGTTGAGCTGGGCAAATGCGCCAGATATGGCCCGTTACCGCTAGAATCGATAGCACAGTTACCAGAGTTGACTAGTACCTGCATAAGTGTTCCGGGGGTAACCCTCAAGCCGGAATGATTGGATGAAGGGACACCCAAAGTGTCCCCCGATCCGAAAACACCCCCACGAAACCGGGTGTTACCAGTAATATCGTTTGAGAGAAGAGACGCAAGAGCGAGACGACCGTCTGAACTAGAAATACGGTCTTGAACCGCCCATGGGTCAACAGCTGATGCTACGGTGGTTCCGAGTGCAACCATGAGATTATCCTCCTACCACCACGCGGGGCGGTGTGTTGTTTGTAGATATCCCGCGTCGGAAGACGCCCCTAGGTGGGATAGACCCACAGTCATAGAGGAGCCGGGCTGGATAGTGAAATCCTGAAAATTAGCTGGATAAGTTAGATAAGACCTGTTCGCAGTGCCGTTTAAAAACACATACGTCGAATCCGGGTTGATAACCACCACATCCGTAGCCGACAACGTGCCGTTATACGTGATAACAGCGCCTGTACCTGTAGTGATGGTGGGGGTGGTTAGCGGGCCGTAAAGTGTTAAAGTAACAGGTGTCGGAGCTGTACCTACGTTCATCAAATTTAGGTAACCCGACCCGGAGGCACTTACACCAAAGTGAAGCCCTCCCGTAGTGTCAAAGTCCAGGCCTACCTGCGAGTCGTAAAACCACAGGTTATCGAACCGCACGTAAGTGTTAATAGGTGTTGTGGTTTGCCTCAGCTGAACTGTCGCCTGGGTAGCGGTAGCCGGTGCTAGATGTTGACCAGAAATAGCTGTCCACACAGTAGGTTGCACGTTAGTAAACGTTTGGGTGGTGGTCGAGATAGCCGCCCCACCCGCTGTTTTCCAGTTGACTTCCATCACGATTGTAGCCGCAGACGTAGGTCTAGCATCCGCATAGAATGTGTATTGTTTACCAGCTGTAAGGCCTGTAATGTTAGCGGTAGATGTGATTCCTGTAGCTAACGCGGTGTTCGTAGCGTTTACTTTCATCGAGTGTGCGCCGATAGAAACCGTTACGGTTTCATCCACAAGACTCGCGTTGATAGCAGTCCACCCGGTGGTTCCGCTCTCAAACCCCATATTAACACCCAGGGGAGAGAGTTTAAAGTCCAATCCGCCAGCAGCCGACTGCGGTAAACCAACCTGCTGGGTGATAGAGTCAGCGCCATACCTACGGGGGTCCGGAGCCGTCAAAGCGATAGACGCCTCAAACCCCGGGTTTTGTGAAATGATTGGCTTAATCAGAATATCGCCGTCAAGAACAACCTGCTGGCGAAAACCACCTATAGGGGTGTATCGGTAAAGCTCATACAAAATCGAGGTGTCCTGGCATAAAGCCAAGACTTTCATCTCTGCCCGTTCGCGGGCAGCATAATCACCATGCCGGGCGTGAGCTCGGATAGTGAAAGACATACGGTTACGGTCTTTAAACCCAGGGACACGAAACACACCCGGGCGGCCAATAATAGGGTTATACTGGTTTAGAGGGGCAGGAGACGATAAAGGTTGTGAGTCTTCTGTGATATACCATTTGACTCCGTCGGAGTCTTCCGCTAGCGTGTTGAAGGAGATCCCTCCGAGTGTCCACGTGATCTGTGGTTCTGACACTTAAACCTCCAGGGATAAGGGGCCGACCGGAAGCCGGCCCCACCCACTACACATTGCGTGATTGAAAAGCGATTTGCCTAGCAGCCTCACGAGCAAGAGTTTGCGCGTCAGTCTGACCATAAACAGTAATAGGCATGTTGTAGCTTTGATTACTGCTTTGTGAGCTAACATTGGATTCAACCAACCGGCTAGCAGCCGAAAGGTTAGACACAAACTGCTCAAACATCCGGTTTTGATCAACAGTCAAAACCCGTTCACCAGGGGTTAGCCACGCAGGAACCGTATCCGAAGAAACAGTCCCACCAGCAGCGTAACCACCAGCCTTATCGTAAGCGGCCGCTAGCGAACCGTACCGACCAAGTGCATACCTCATTGAGGCAACAATGTTCGCCAACGGATCATAGATGTCACCCGATAAAGACGGATCCCGGTTTGCCCGGAATGTCGGATCAATAACCTGCATCAAACCCTTAGAAGGAACCCCGTTTTTAGCGTTGACATCCCAGTTATTTATAGCTCTGGGGTTACCGCCAGATTCTTGGTTCATTCTACGGAGGGTTCTGTTTGCGTTACTTGGGTCTTGGCCGACACGTGCGAGGGCTTGCATAACAATCCCGCGCCACTGCTCGACACCTGCGCCCCCGGATGGACCGGAAAGAAGAGAGTTCAGCGAATTAGCTGCTGAGTTTTGGACGCTAGTAACAGCCTGGCCAGCAATACCGCCCGCGTAGTCCGCCATCCGGTTACCCGGATAGAGGCTACCAGCCGATAGTGCTTGTTGCAAAACACCGCTAAAAGCTTGTTCCGCTAGACCGGATCCGCTCAGGAATGAACCTAGGCCGCCCGACACAAACTTACCGCCTGCGATAGGCAGGCTAGACTGGCGGTTAAACTGCCCGTCATCTGCACCATGCGCATCGCCACCAAACCGGACATGCGTTCCGGTAGATTCTAGATTGATTCCCGCAAGCGTACCCGCTGTGTGTACAGACGAGGCGCCCATAGAAAATAAGCTAGACAAACCAGGAGTAAACCCAGCCCACGGCTCCGAAGCCGCAACACCAAGACGCTTATACGGGGCATCGCCACGCAGCACGTTAGTAACAGCAGACATATAGCCAGAACAGTCATACCCGTTAGGGCCGACACCACCCCAAATATACGGTTTGCCATCCTGTTCTTTAGCGAACTTTAAAGCCGCTGCTACAGCAGAACCAACCTGCTGCCCGTGAATATCAACCAAACCACCAGTAGCGTAACCAGCGGCCTGCAGGGCTTCCGGCTGTCCGCTGTTTAGAGCATCAAGGAACGGCGTGACCCGCTTCGTGATTTGCTCTTTAACAACAAATTCGCCGTTAGATAACCTGGCGTTGATACTATCAGACGTACCGGTACCGGGCCCACTAACATACCCACCAGTCGCGAAACCGATCGGAATGTTGTTGACAGGCTTGCCTAAAGCGAAATCAGTGTTAAGCTGATTCCAAGCTTTGATAATACCACCGTTCATCGGGTTATTGATAACCCAACGCACCGGTTCCGCAGCGGCTTCACGCATACGCGCCCACTGAGACACAGCCCAATCGGATGTGTACTGTAAAGCACTCCGAATGTTACTAAAACCACTAATCAAATTGTTAAACACGTTTTGATGCGCGTTTAAAGACGTGTTAGCAGCGTTAGACATCGATGTCCACGTAGCCGAAGCTGTCGCGGACATAGCAACAAACGCAGGGTCAACCTCGCCATTGATTTCAGTAACCAAAGCTTGAAGCTGATCTACTAAAGCGGTAGACGCTGCCGTCAACCCGTCAAACGTAGCTGGATCAAACGTGATAGACGCGGCAGTAGCTGCGCTACCCGTACCCGAACCACCAACAAGCCCGCCAGAAGCGAATTTGTTGCCGTTGATCGCTGCTAAAAGCGGCAGATTCTTCGCGGTAGACGCGGCGTTAACAACGAACTCGCCGTTAGAAAGCGCTGCGACAATACTGTCTGAAGTCCCTGTGCCTGGCCCTGCGATCAGACCACCTGTAGCATGACCTGTTAGACTGGACAAAAACTTCTGACCAGGAGTAGCTCGAACCTCCAGAGACAACGTTGTTTCTGCCGCGCTCCTTTTGAACAGGTCCAAAGCCTTAGTGGCCTGGTCCACATTCGCGGAAAGAGTGAAATCTTTATTGGCAGGTATGTTCAGTACAGACTGACCAAAAAGGCCAACCTCACGTGTAACACCTAGCGCTGCTAGAGAAGTATCATCAAGAGACTTGATGAGAGACTGCATAGCAGGAGCACCTTGAGTCCCTGCTGCCTGCGCCTGCCGAATAATCTCTAACGTCGCGCCAATAGTTTTAAGCTGGAACTGCTCTTGTGCGTTACCCGCGTCACCAGTCAAGGCCGCATACTCACTAGCAGAAGCAACCGCGCCTAGCTGGGCTTGCTTCAAGTCTAGTAAAGCCTGTTTGCCTTCAGTAGTTTTCAATGTGCCATCAGCAGTAGCTTTAGCTACTGCTGTTTGTGCACGTTCTAAAGAAAGCTGTGCCGCCTCATAGCCAGCAGACCCGCCAGCCGCTTTAAGCGCCTGCAGCTGCTGATCATACATTTTTTCTGTATGCGACTTAGTCGCCTCAGAAGCCCGGTCCTGTGCAGTAGCCACACGGGTAGACGCCTCCGCCACACCATCAGCGGCCGCAGCTGCCTGCGGAGAACTCTCCCCGTAGGTTTTCTGTGCAAACGTTAAGTCATTTTGTGCTTTAGTCAAATCTGTCTGGGCTAGGTCCAGCTCAGACATACTCTCCCGAGTCTTTTTAGTCTGTGCCTCAATTTCACTCATCACACTAGGTATCTGGATAGATGTATTATACACCTGGCCATTAGCTAGAGTAACTCGACCTAAACTATTAGCATAATCGATCCAAGCCTGCTGACCCTCGATGTGCTTCGTAGCCTCTTGAGCAGCAAACCCACCCTTTTGTAGACCGGTCGCCATCTCTTCAATCGAAGGATTAGCGTTCTTAATCAACGCTGCCAAACCCGCAACCGCGACACCCGCTAAGGGCAGCACAGACACAAGGTTTAAAGCTTTAGACCCGACAGAAGCGACACTAGAAGAGAACTTAGAAGCGTTGCCACCGGCTTCTTCAACCTGCGAAGAGATCTTACCGATAGACTTACCAACCGCAGAGCCAGAAAGATTTTCAAGAACACGGGTCGGGTTAATCCGGGCTAGCGAAGTGGCTACACCACCGATAGCGCCAGAAAGAAGCTTGTACGCACCAAGACCAGAGAAAATAGTTCCAGTAAACCCACCTAAAGCACCCGCAAGAGGGGTGATGATCTTTAGGAACCGGTCCGCAACATCAATAACAATACCGAAACCATCAGCTAGGCCTTTAAGGGCCCCACCAGAAAACTTGGTAAGAAACGCTGAAGCATCAGAAACAAACTTTTCGACTTTACCCCGGATAGACGCGAAAGCATCCCCGAACTGACCGATAATAACACCGGCAGAGCCCAGAACAGTCTCAATAATCTTACCGAGAGACGTGTAAGTCTCCCCAAGCCCCTTAGCGTGGTCAGCTGTCCCATCAAGGAATTTGTTGACCCCACCAAACACCGAGGTAATTAAGTTACCCGTACCAGTCAATATTTGACCGTTATTAGCTGAATACTCCGTGATTTTTTGTATAAACCCCACAACCCCGTCGGTTGTGGCCGACACGATCGGGAGAGAATTCTTTAAAGAACGCTCAATCTCACCCTGAAACACAGGAGATTTGATGAGTTTGTTAGCTTGATCGGCAGAGTTAGAGATCGCCTCACCAACAGCAGTGAAGCCCTCCGTCAAGGGTCCCTGTGCAGTAGCTAACCCCTGCAAAAACCGGGTAAAACCGGGAAGGGTCGCTTGTTGCATAGCTTTACCGAAAAGATTGGCTTCGTCTTTCATACCAATCAGATTGGTAACAAGCTCTTTACCTGCAGGGGACAACTTAGCTAAAGTTGTCGCGTATTTACTAGCAGCGTCTGTAGAGCCCTTGAGCGCAGCTGTTTCCTGCGCCCTCTGCTCCGTCAAAGTTTGCAGCGCACGACTAATCTGTGTAGCTGCATCAGCTTGCTGCTGTGCAGCCTGCTTCTGAACATACACCAAATTCTGTTGAGCATCCACAACCTTTTGGTTAGCATCAACCTCGGCCTGCTTAGCCGAAATAACCCGGCTAGAACCCTCAACACCCAGTTTTTGGGCTTCCGTCAAAGAAGCTGTATCTTTAGCTGCCTGCTTGTTTAACTCTGTTACACGAGCCTGAGCTTCCTCAACCTGGAGAGCCGCCCGAGCCTTTTCTAAATCAGTTTTAGTAGCATTAGCATTAACCTCAGTAAGATTTTGCTGTGCTTCAAGAAGAGAAAGATTAGCATCTTTCTGGCTAAGAGCATAGCCATTAACTTTATCGGTTAGATCAGCAAGGTCTTGTGCAGCTTGTTTACGTTCGTCATTAACGGCTTTTTGGGCAGCTAGAGAATCCTTTTGTGCAGAAGCAACCGACTTTTCAGCCTGGGAAATCTCCCTAGCAGACGAATCAGCAACCCGGGCGGCATTCTTTCGTGCATCGTCAACCGAGTTTTGAGCGCTACGAATACCCGCAGCAGCCGAAACGGTGGTAGCAGCCATTTTACGAACATTGGTGTCCGCCTCATCCGAGGCATCACCGTAATCTTTTAGGGCTTTAGCAACACCGATAGCCGAACCAGCCAGGGCTGTAAGTGCCCCACCAGCGCCGATAGCTAAACCAGGTACAAGTGGACCGGCAAGAGCGATAGCCCCACCTATACCCGCAACCTTCTTTTGGAACCTAGACAAACCAGCTTCGGCAGCGGAAGTGTCCGCTACAAAACGGATCTTGCGTTCTTTAGCCGCGAGCGCATCAATCTTAGCTTGTGCCCTAGCTGTATCCGCTTCCGCCTGGATTATTACGTTCCGGCGCTCTGTAAGCTTAGCTATCCTAGCTTGAGCTTTAGAAATCTCAGCATCAACATCGATCTTGGTGCTACCGCGTTTAGCTTCTAAATCCGCTATCTTCTTTTGCGCTTTAGCTATATCCGCATCAACATCCACCACGGTTTTACGAAGCCGGGTAGCTGTCTTCATTTTTGTTTCAAAGTCTTTAAGATTACCGTCTACATCAACCACCAACTCTGGGTTGATAGATTTAAGCTCAGCGGCAATCTTCTTTTGGAAACCCTTAAGGCTAGGTACGATGTCTACCGTAGCATTACCCGCCTGGTATTTAGGCATCGGCACCATCCCTATAAGTAAACCCCCTCCGAAGAGGGGGTTTATCATTCATCATTGTTATCGAAATTCAATACAGACAGTAACTCTTCACGCATTTCCTTAACCCGCTGGCGCTCATAAAGCGCGGCAGCTGTGTCAGGGCGTGGTACACGCTGAATCTTTGGTTTACCTTTTTGACCCGCAGTGTAGTGGTTGTTAGCTTCCAACCGTTCTACAATAGTTGCCAAAAGGTTAGCTATCGTACCAAACTCCGTAGAGTTAGGTCTGCCCCCCAAACCTTTGGGCTCAGGGGGATTGCCGTTTTCATCCAAGGTTGCGGCGTAAATATCAGTATCTGTCGTGTATGCGTGGCTAGTCCACGATGTCGAGGTGTTCTCGAACATCCGAATTATGTTAGCCAACGTGTAGACCGGTTGGGTCCCTCCGGTAAAGAAATCCCGGAGGGAAAACCGGGTATAAGCTAAATCCCGCTCTACATACTCACCGTAACGGTTAAGCATGTAGTAAACGTACTGTAGATCAGTCCTCGTCACTTTTAAAGTGCTCTAGGATAGCCTCAGTAAGTCCGGACACCTCCCGCGCGGCTGCATCTTTCCACTCTGCATAAAACGCATCAAAGTCAGACCCAAAACCGACACGGTAAAAAAACCAGATATCAGAAGACGGTCCAGTACCATTCAACCAGTTAGTGAGGTTCTCTAAAGACCAAAAGTTGGGGTCTTTAAAGTCGATTTCTTTAACTTTGCCTTTAGCGTCTGTTACTTCCAGCGTGAATGCTTCACGATCAGACGTTTTAGTGTAATCTTTGCGGCTAAACTTAGCCATAATACGCTCCTACCTCTAGGATATTAACTACCCGAAACTTTCGGAACAGCGACTATCTCTTTAGATTTTTCTTCTTTAACATCCGGTATTTCCGAATCGGGTACAACCGGCTTCTTACCCCCACGCTCTACGTGGACTGCCTCACCCGACTGAGTAAATTTAGACACCTCAGCGGGATCACCCGTGAAATACAGACCCCACGGAAATCTCAAAACATACTTAGCCATGTGATTTTTCTCCATACCTACCCCTAGGAGCGCCCAGGCCGGCGAGGTAGGTTACCGGCCTGGGCACGATCATTAGGAACCGAGGACATAGCCTTCTTCGACGGCGCGTGCCAAAAGGCCAGGACCGAACGCAAAGCGGGTACCCAAGGTTGCCAAGTCATCGTCAGGAAGAGCTGACAAAGTCACGCCACGAGCATAAGCAGAATCGCCGTTAGCCGAGACAAGGTCGTCGCGGTCGGTAACACTGACTTTGTGGTATGTCGATCCGAAGTACCGGCGGGTAGCGCCAGAGCCGTCAAGGCCGAGGACGATAACACGGTAGTAGCGGATGTCAGGCTGTGCCTGAATGTCGTACTTGAGCTCTCCAGCAGCGGAAACCGTAGCTGCGGAAAGGTCCAAGCTGTCATACAGTTCACGAGCAAACCGGTTGTCTTCCATCATAGTGAACGTGATAGAAGCGTCGGCGCCGGTGATGTCCCGACGTACGGGGGTAGCGGAACCCCAAGCACGGAGCTCGGAGGTGTCTAAAGAACCGTTTTCGGAGGCGCCGTCTTCGGTGATCCAACCAACAGAGTTGAACCCGGTAGGAACGTTAATTTGTCCACCAGTAGCCACAAGCGTGGTTACTGGGGAAGTGCTGTCGAAAGGGGCCACCATAACAAGGCCTTTAAGAGCCTTGCGGATAGAACCGTCGTTACGGTTCGCGGCCGCCTCAAAAGTGACGTTAGCCATTGTTTATTCTCCTATAGTGCCCTAGAGGACACAATCCATGTACTAGTAGCCCGACGGATATCAATCTGTTCTAGGCCATAAGGTATTTCTGTAGGTGCTGTATCCTCAGTCACAAAATCAATCAACCCATACGAGGTTCCGATAGCGGATTGGCCGTTCATAAGTTGGCGTACTTGGCTATTAAGCGAGTAAGAACCAGATCGGTTTACACCGATACAGTTAATTTCTACTTGTGCAAAGTCAAATACTCCTTGACGGTCAGCTCCACCACCGACACGAGACACAATAATGAAAGGAGGGTCCGGGTAGGACTCTTCCCCGCCTATGTCGCCCGATTCGGTAACGGTCTGTGCAACCGGTTCTAGGTACTCGCAGACAGCTGCCTCAACATCTATAAACGCCATTAGTTACCTCGCAGTGCACGAGTCATAAACCTACTAGCGCGGGTTCGACGGTTACCGAACTGCTGTTGCACAGCCGCGCCACCGAACTCTATGCTGACGCGAACACGATCTCCTTTAACACGATCGTATCCATGAGTGAGCTTCCCAGAAGCAGCAGTTTCACCAGAATCTTTACCAACTAAAGCCCGCATACGGGCCAGACGGTAAGCAGCTGCTAAGGTACACACGCGACGAGCTTCAGGACCTTTAAGAAACTCGGCCATCCCTTTACGTTCTGGTCTATAGTCCATTAGCCTGTCACCCGCTTCAAAGGGATCTCGAATCCAGGCGCCCAACCACCCCAAGGCCATGACCAGCGATTAACATCGCCGTCAATAACCCAAGTAGACGCTGACCTGCCCGGATGCTCCGAAAACACAAACTGTGTGGTAGGGCCGATGCCTTCAGGCAGCGAGTTGTCTATCACATACAGTGTTCCGTTACGGCTGGTTTGTTGATTGTTTTGTGATGTATCCAAAAAACTTGTGTCGGCAGCAAAAGCGTAAGCGTTTATAACAGTGTCGGCGCTAGGATCACGATCGCCGAAACGATCCCTCTTAGCGGTCTTCACTGTTACAGATATCACTCCAACCCCGTAACACCGAAGTCACGAGACCCGATATAAGCGATCCAATCCCCGCCGAACTGGTCATGCACATAGAAGTCGTTGTGACGGGGCTTCCACACCGGATTATCAATCTGAATCGATTGAATACCCGAAGTATCCGCGACCTCAAAACGTTCTAGCATGCGTTGTTCATCGGCAGTCAAGTAAACCCCATCAGGGATTTGCTCGCTGAAAGGACCCATAGAGCGGGCTGAAACCCCTGTAGGGTTTAGGTACGCTCGAATCGCTGCACGTAACACGATAGTTTTAGCTACAGCAGGTACAGAATCTTCGTCCCAATCCTGTCCCGTTTCTGCTAAAACCAAAGCAGAAGCGTCTTCTAGAGACGCTTCTGCCCGGTCGTAGTCAGGTGTGGACGGTGTAGGGGGCTGCACTAGCCGTTTGCTTAATTCTTCAACTGTAGCTAACATGCTACAGCCCCTTTCCTACTAGGAACCGCTGGTGTCTAGAACAATCTTGACAGCGCGAACCAAACCCTTGGTAGCGGTTGACGGGTCGTTGTCGAGGTCGTCCAGGGTGACGCCGGTACCGGCGAAAACGTCGACGATAGCGCGATCCTGCACGTTCATGATGTCGTACTGACGCAGGAAACGAAGAGACAAACCAGAACCAGAAACAACAGCGCCGAAATCTTGGCTAGCTGGGATAGCGGGCGCCAGGGTGGAGAGAACAAAGGCAGACTTGTGGAACACGTAGATGTGATTAGCCGGGATAGCCAGCGAAGTAACAATAGTGTTACCTGCGAGACGGCCAATCTGCGCGTTACGCAGGGCGTTATCCGAACCAGACTGCTCAAACTGGTTCAAGTGATCAGACTTGAGAATCCAGTTTTCTGCGTCGGCGCCAACAACAACCACACGGCCCTCAACAGGCACATTCTTTTTACCAAGAACCGTACGAGCATTAATCAAAATGTCGTAAGGGTCATCGGCTAGCGTAGCGGTCAAAGAGTGACCGGTAGCGTAGGTTGCACCAGAAAGCGTGGTAGCAACCCGGTTTTCCAAACCTTCCACAACCGCGCGGATTAGCGGGGTAGTGATTTGCTCGGTGAAGTCAACCAAGTCAAGAGTCAAAACTTCGTCGGTGACCGCAACACCTTTGTAGATGTCGGTGTCAAGCACCAAGTCTACCTTGGTCTCGGTCAAGTCGTCCAACACGCGGAGACGGTCGGAACCGGTAGCGCGAAGCGCCATGGTGCGGGCCGTACCCGGAAGAGAAGGAACGCGGATAGAAACAGTGTCATTCTTCGCAAAACGGAAATCCACTGAGTTACGGGTAACAAGACCCGGAAGAACAATTTCACGCTGAAGTAACGCCAGCGCTGCGCGAGCGATTTGCTCCGCTTTGAGTACTGAGACTGCCATTTTAGGCATCCTGTCTAATAGATTTTAATTAGTTTATGGTCCTGTATGACAGTCGCTGTCGGCGGACTAATCAACCTTCGCAGTTATTAGCGTTGCGCTCGGAAAGCGCGTTCAGCGATCGCGGCATAATCCGGTTCAGCAGATTGCTCAGGCTGGACACCGGAATGAAGTTCACGAGGCTGACGAGGAGTAGTACCTTTCGGCGTACCCTCGGTTTTTGGCTGGAAGGCAGAAGTTACACGATCAATGTATTCTTCCATCTCTTCCTCAGACGAACCTTGAAGCAGTTCAGACTGCTCATCAGTTAAACCTCTACGCAAAGCAACACGGAGTTTCATCAACTCTAAAGAAGATTTCTGTCGGCCTTCAGCCTCAGCAGCAAGCTGCTCTTGAAGCTTTTGTAACTCTGTTTTGCCTTCAGACTCTTTTTCTTCTTTAAACTTCGCCAGCTCAGCGAGCTGTGCCTTTAGTTCTTTGTTGGCTTTACGTTCGGCTTGTAACGCTTTCAATCCTGGTTCGCCGAGCCGATCGGACTCGGGGAGCTCAGGGGTGACTTCCTCAGCTACAACCGCCTCAACTTCGGCAGGGGTTTCATCAGAAGCATCATTAAAAGTGATAGGCATGTTATTATCCTCGCGATAATAGGTTATCTCCGGCCACTCGCTGCCCGGAAAACTTTCAAAGCGTCTTGAGAAGGGACGCCATCAGTGTGTAAAAACCATTCTTGTTCAGCGGAAACCACTAGGTCTGGTAGTTTTTGATCCGTGTCAAAAAGAGGAACCATAGAGCAACCACATTTTTCGTGATACTGCACACCAGGGCCGCGATGTTTAGCGCGGCTAGTAGTTCGTAGCACCGTGTCTTTAGAGTAGACAGCGCCACGAGAGGCAAGCATCACACAAAAAGCACACGCATTCGGTTTAGGTAACCGGGCATACCCTAGGGCTAGCTTATCCTCGTGGATAGATTGCCCTAGGACTTCACGGCCGCCTTCAACCGCACGGTCAGCAGCTACACTTTTGTGTAGCGTCAATATTTGCGCTTTTGCTTGTTTAACAGACATTCCTTCTTTAACTAGGCCTTGTATCCGGTAGGGCCCGGTGGTGAGAAGGCTCCGACGCAGTTCTGCCAGGTCGGTTGCTGGGAGAGGAGAAGCAGAAAACTCCGAACCCCGCATCCGGGTGTAAAACCGGTGTGCGGAATACTCTGAATCTGCTTTACTTTGAAGAATCCTCTCGATAACCGCAGCCAACCACAACTGTGTGTTATCGTTTTGTGGACTAACTTCTAGGTAAGACCACAACACCGCGACTTGAGCGGAAATGCTACGCTGGATAGCCAGCTGCTCGTTCTGGTACAGGGTTTCTAGTGCTTGTGGCACTGTTCACCCCCTGCATCTGCTCAAGCAACAACTGGTTAGGGTCATTTTCCTTAACGAGCTTCTTCCACTCCTCAATCTGAGACTGAGTAACACCCGGGATCTGGTCCCACAAGCCTTGAGCAGGGATACCTAACGTCAAGAACTTGTTGAGCGCGTCTGCGACTTGTGCAAGAGAACGCGATTCCCGGTCTTCCCACACAACTTCTAGACGTTCCGGCAAATCACCGTAACCAGCAACAACCGAGGCCTGACGCACCAACTTCTCTACAGATTCACCGAAAGCAACCTTGTAAGCTTGAACCTTGCGGGTTAGGGGCTTTTCAGCAGCAGCCAAAGCGTCTGCTGAGAGGTTAGACATGTTGCTACCGGCCATCATATACTGAGCAGGGGTACCACTCTGGATAGCCATCTGGTTTACTGCTGATTCAAAAGCTTTGATATACCCGTCTAGAGGGCTACCCGGCAACTGCCAAGCCTTCGAATCAGGATCTGTCAGAGTTATCAGGCGATCCGGTTTAATCTGTATCGGAACTTCTTTACCAGTTACTTTGTCTTTAGCAACCGAAACACCAGAAATACCTTGAATCGTGAACGCGTTATAGTGCTGTACAATAAGCAAATCGAACGAGATCTGATTGATTTTGTCTTGAGTCGTTAGCAGCGGCTCGATTTCACCGATACAACGACCGTCCAAGTCCTGATTTGACGCAAACCGAACTACCGGGCACACATCGGAGCCATGTTCCGAGATAGAATCAATATACGGCGCTGGTTTCTGACCTTCCGGGGGGGAAGCATACTTGATTTTATATATGTTACGGTCGTCCCACAGCTCAACAACCAAACCATGGTAGTCAAGCATAAAAGCGTAGGTCGGCCATTCATCCATCACGGGGTCTTCGTACAAAACATACATTCTACGTGCAGAAATACCCCGGATAACCGGCTTCAGCTGCCCGTTAACCTCGCCACGCTGCACAACCCCGAAAGCTGCACCATAATCTAAAGCAGAACTGAAAATCTGGGTTTGACGCAAATCAAACTGATTTGCCTGCATAATATCCCACACCTGGGCATCTTTAGACGGTTCAGAAGTGCGGATACCTTTAACAAACAACTGTTGTAACGATGCGTTACGAACCATCGGCAACAAATTCGTTGTTGCACGCTCAGTCAAAATCGTGTACTGTTTCGACGGGTCATCTGGTAGATACGGACGGGGATGTGCCCCGTCAATATAGCATTTAAGCTTTTCCAAGCGTGCCAGCTCGGTCTGTATCTTAGGTTCATGATCCTTGATCAGTTTGAGGATCTCGTCTAATTCCATGCGCTATCCTCCTAAACCCATACAACGCCGGAGCGCCTAGACTTGGTTTTACCTGACGTTATATAAGCATTACGACCAACCAAAGCAGCAATCACCGCGACCGCACCATCAATCTTTTTAGGTGAATCACGGTTTTCTTTACTGATAGAGCGACCAAAAGCGTTAGGCGCTAACCGTGCATTTTTGAAATGCATCGCTAACACCGGATTGTCATCATGCGTGAACGTTCTGTCATCATCGATCGCTACCCGGACACGCTGAGCCATCTCAGTGAACTGTCGGATACGGTTTTTACCACCTTCAGTGGATTGACGCATATCCCACATGATCGGACTCGTCGAAGACGCGTTAACCGGGAATTCTTTCCCAAAATCACGAACCCAACCCTCGATAACAGAACCCCAATAGGCACTTCCATCGTCATCGGTGGCGGGTGAGGGGTCTACACCGAACCAGACCACGTCGTAGCGTTCTAGTGCGGCACGAACCACCATATCAACCTCTTCACGGGGGACCTGCCAAGACCGGCCACGCTCACCACGAGGTTTAGACCAATTCTCTAGTAAAAAAGGGAAACCGTCCTCGACACGAACCACAGCAAGCGAAGTATCATCATCGTTTTTGGAACAGTCCAAAAACATCGCTATTTCGGTGCCGTCCTGAAGGATTTCACCCGAAATCGTGCCCAAATCGTAGTTATTAGGTTCAATATACGCTGTTTCAGCAGCAGCAAGCCCGTTAGCGAAAAACCGTATCGCATCAGCTGGTGTCGTACGCATATCGTCGACTTCAGCAAGGATACGTTCTTTGTCAATCCAGGGTGAATAAAAGTAGGCCTGCCGAATAATAGATTCGGCCTCTAAAAGATCCGTAAACGACAACTTAGGGTCAGCTTCAACCGAGCAATACAAGATGTCTTTTTTAAGTGTTTTACCAGCAACCTGTGTCTGCCAAGAGTGGTAAGAATCCTCGGCAACCGACAATCCGCCTGGTTCATGGGCGTTAGTGCCTTCTAAAAGGCGTGCTTGACCGCCCGGGAACTTCGCTACGTTACGTCGAGCTACTTCAGCAACACCCCGGCCACCTGACGCGGCAGTCATATGGTGAGACTCGTTGAGAAACACCGCTGACGCAGGGTCACCCTCGGCAGTACGAACAGACGACGTCAAAAGCTTGATACGAGACCCGCTAGGGGTCGAAGAACCCAGTTTACCAGCCTCATACCCTGTTTGAGCCTTCAAATCACCAGACACCATACCGTTAGCAACGAAAAGAAGCTCTTGGGATTGGCGTTCCGAGTTAGAAGCAAGCAAAACAAGAGACATACGGTGGGGGGCACCTACCGGTCGGCCTGTGATAGCGTCAAAATGGTGAAAAAGCACTGGGCCAAGGCACTCCATAAGTGCCATAGTCGCAAGCATAGGGTCTTTACCAGACCCCTTAGCCATACGCATAACCCCAGAACGGTACAAAAACCGTCCATTCTCATCTACCGCGTACCACAGAACTAGGAAACGCTTCTGAAGAAGAGAATAACGCCAAGGCTCACCCGTTTGATGGTGGATCAGGTTGGATTCAGCCCACTCGATCAACTGAAACCCGAGAGAATAAGGAAGATCCTCTAATTTCTTGGGCCAGGGGAGAGACTCTATCCCACCCGACAGTGGGTTACGATAATATCCTGGAGGTAGACCGATATCAACCGACATCAGCTACCCCCTTTACTGTGTTAACCCAATCCAAGGGATACTATTAGTGCCCGAAGCAGCAATCGTAGGAACCGATGCTGGAAGAGCCGAAAAAGTACCTGAACTAACGTAAAGACGGGTTATAAGTCCTGTAACACCAGTCATCGCTGTACCAAAAAGCCTAGTAGCAACCCATTGGGGTCCTGTACTGATAAGATAATTATTTAGCAACGCTAAATAAATCTGCTGACCCGGTTTCAACCCTGTTATTGGGGAAACTAGGGGTTTAACCACTAAAGCGCCACCCACAGTAGTCAAAAAGGATGCTAAATCCGCTGTTTGACCTAGCAACGATCCGGAAGCAACGTCATAAACACCGATAAAAGTGTTTGTATCTGTTGTTGTGGCGGTAGCCGATATGTAAGCGGTAATAATACCGTTGACAGTACCTGATTGGTCTACTCGAACAGGGACTAGAAGTAGACGACCAGCGGTTACAGCTGCTTGGCTAGGCATTGTAGCACCATCACCTGTAGCCGCGATCAAGCCTACAGACGCAGGTGTCCAAACGTTGGGGTCCCGCGCGTATGGGAGAGCATTATACGCAGAAGAACCATCACCAACCTTGATGAAACCAGTGTCGGTTTCATAAGCCATAGTTCCAGTAGCTAACACAGCATTAGCTGTGGTGAGAGAGCTCCAAGTAGCCCTGGTAACACTCGGACCAGCAGCTCCTGTAGCTCCGGCTGATCCTGTCGCGCCTTGAGGACCTACCGACCCTGAGGAACCTTGAGCGCCAGTGTCCCCAGTATCGCCTTTAGGTCCTTGTGAACCGGTAGAACCCGTGGACCCTGTCGGTCCCTGGGCTCCGGTCGCTCCAACCGAGCCAACAGGACCTGTTAATCCAGTATCACCTTTGATACCTTGAGCCCCTGTTGCTCCCGCCGCCCCTTGCGGACCGGTTGAGCCGGAACCAGATTCATCTGGTTCTCGCATAAATCCACGAGAAGCTGTATAAAGATCTATAGACCCCGAAATCTGATCCACAATATAAGGTTGTGGGTTCAGAGCGGGAATAACATTCTCTCTAACCAAAAACTTTAGCCCAGTAAGATCTATACCCCAAGAAACCGTACTATTAACACGGCCACCAGATATCGAAATACTTTTGGTAGCTTCTACTATAAGATATCCGCCGTTAGAACGCTGAACAGGGGTTATCGACACCCAACCAGTACCTAACTGACCGTTAGTGGTGATAAAGTCGCCTGAAGAGGTGACAGTAAGATTCGTAAATGTCATACCAACCCCCAGACTATACTATTTTCAGATTGTGTGTTTAATTGGAGCCCCTCCGAGGACTTGAACCCCGTACCTTCTCATTACAAGTGAGATGCTCTACCCGGTGAGCTAGAAAGGCGTTAAATCCTGACATTCAGACAATCAAGTCGCGATGTCAGGGTTTTCATACACTCGACCATCACCTAATTAAACTTATCAACTAGGGCTGCTACGGGCGATCAAAGTTTAATGGGACGAGGGTTTTTGGAGATACCCACAAACTCCCCTACGTGCTTGTCCCTAGCACCCGTCTATCCGCTAGCAGGAATCGACGGCCGGGGTTCTCTTAAGTACCTACTGGCTTAAGCCGGGTAACCGGGTGTCACTGTTTCCAGTGACAGACAGTAGAGCTACCTAGGAGAGACGATCCCGGGTGTACGTAGCGGGTGTGTGATTTGAACACACGACCTTCAGCTTATGAGGCTGCTGCGCTGCCAACCTGCGCTAACCCGCATTGTTTGCGTGCCTAGCCCTCATCACACGCGCGCCCTGCCCATACAGCACAAACACAGGGTTTCCAAGCTTAACGGGGGTGTCCTGCCATTAGACCACCGACAAACCTTTCGGTCGGACGGGTGGGACTCGAACCCACGCCTCCCCCTCGCGCTAGGTGCCGAATCGAACGGCAGGCTGGCCAAGCCACTCCCAGATCCTAGCTCCTCAACGTTTTCACCCTAGGGTGTTTGCAGGAACGTTGACAACTGCCGCACCAGTGCAAGGTAACGATCCCTGCACGAAGGTTTTGGAGACCTTCGTTCGCCCTGCGACCACTGACTTGAAACTTCGTGAGACTTTAACTCACACTCCGGCCGAGCCGGGTGCTTCCTTTTCCGCTAACTGATCGGGTCGAGCTGGCTGATACCCCACCATACAACGGTGTGGCGTGTAACCACAGTATCGACAACACTAGAAGTTCCCGCGATCCCAGCGGGTAACGATCCCGCTCTAACACCTTGACAGGGTGACGTGCCACCTATACACTATGGGACCTTCGTACTCCCTACCGGATTCGAACCGGTGATCTCCTGAATGAAAGTCAGGCGGCTTAACCACTTGCCTAAGGGAGCCTCGCATCAGCAAGTTTTCATAACCGAATCAACGTACAAATCACGCTTACCAGCTTGAAACTCGATAGGCTGACTAGGAAACATAATAACAGTATACCTAGCGACTGTCAAACCCATATTCAAATCGCGAAGTTCCGGAGACTGACACCAAGCAACCGCCTGGACATAACCCGTATGGTCAACATACGAGAATCCAGCAGCGTTAACAGAGCTAATAAACTCAGACTCAGTAAACTCAGGACCAACAACAGCGTCAGCAACCACAGAGCTACTTCCCTTATGGGTTGACTGAACCGCCAACACAGTAGTCAACGCGATAACCACAGCAGCTAAAACCAGAACCAAAACTACTATTGCTTTTTTCATAACCCGAACTGTAGACCACCTCTACGAGAATGTCAACTATTCCAACCCAAGTTTTTTAGCTGCGTCAATCTGCATCACCGGCGCCAACTCAATCGGAGGCGGAGTACGGTCAATCAAAATCTTAGCTTGACGACGCTGAATCTCAGTCATACCCAAATCCGACATCATCGACTGAATAACCATGATCTGAGCGCCTTTATAACCCGTCTTGTGACAAGCATCAATCGTTGCGCACACAATCCACAAATACGCGTAATCAACAGACTCTGCAAACACACGTTGCGGACCTGTTACATACGCGTCCCACACTTGTAAAGCAGGTACAGCCCACGCAGGGTCCGGGTCATAGATACGGGCGGGTGCTTCGTCGGAAGCATCGATCCGTTCGAACCCCGGCATCGCCGATTTAGCATTATTAGGGCGACCTAGCTTAGCTTCCGGGCGTTTCAGGTTTTTACCGCCGCTTTTACCGACAACACCCGCCATGAAACACCCCCAAACAGCATAATAGCAGGTCAAACACTGTGCGTCCCAGTGCGTCACAAAGGTTTATTTGCCGAGCAAATTGTCAAGCACTAAGCATCCCGGCATGTGTTTAAACAGGCTCTGGGGTGCCCCCCACCCCTAGAGGGGTGTGTTTGGATAGATGGTACCGGAGAGAGTATTGAGGCTCTTAGAATTGGATTACAGGGCTTCTTTTCTGTCTGCCCAATAGAATGGGGATTCAGTGCCTCGTTCGAGGTGTAGCACAATCTCGTATCGCATGTTTTCGAATGCTTCTTCAGCTGTCCACCCGTAGGTTTCTAAGCCTGGTATATCTATGTTGTATGCTATATACCCTGTTGCTTGACTGTCTGGTTCTACCCATACGCGACTCATAAGCGTTCACCTTTATGGCGTTGTGATGGGTAGTGTCCTGTTGCTATCTTGAATAGGTTGGATACAAGCCCGTCTAGTGCGGGTGATCCTGCAAGCCTAGGCTCTGCACGTATCAACGCATCTTTCAATGCTTGCCATGGGTGTGGCTTGTCTATCCACTTGGCTAAGCCTTCGCCTTTGGTCCAGTACTTGACTAGACGCCTGCCTGCCTCAGTGTCTTCTAGGTGTGAGTGTGCCACTGTACTCACCTCCTTGTACTAATTGCTATATAGGTAATGTCTCATATGTGATACGTTAAGCTGGTTACAGGTCTACGTGTAGACCGTTAAGTAGTGGGGACCCTACAGACCAAGCCTTACGTGGTTGTGTCCTAAGCTGCTTATCAGGGTGGTCTATCAGAGTAGGACCGTCGTAGTGGTCTACTATAGAAGGTACTGTGTAGTAGCAGGCTAAGCCTCTCGCTACCATCCACTCACCTATACGGTAGTCATACGGTAGCTTAGGGAAGTCTTGTACAAACCCCAGCATATCCGGTACTTTGTTAGTAGGTATCGCTACAGCTACACCCCACAGTAGATAGGTGTGGCGTAGGAACGTAGCACCACCCAAAGAAGCGAAAGATAAAGCTTGATTAATTCGTTCTTGATATTGGGGTGGTCTGCTAGTACCGGTATATAGAGAGCAGATGCCGTCTGGTGGAACTTTATTGAGGATCGCGGGTAGCTCTTGCTCAAAGCTGGGTTGTATAACCGTATCGTCTTCTAGTACAAGACACCAAGGGTTATTGTTTTTGACAGCGTGTTCGTAAGCTTTATGCCAGGCGATGTCGTGGTTAACATTAGATCCACGGTCACCTTCGTCTAACGCGAGTTGACCAAACACTCGGATACTCAGTAGGAACGCTTCGATCTCTCTATCAACATGTCCACATACAGCAGCACTAAAGTTCCTCAAGACTTACCTCTCGTCTTCGGATGCTTCTTCAGACCTAGCTCCTTGCCAAGCTGAGAAGTGTGCGGCTGCGTTAGCCCAACACGACATTAAAGCAACCCACACTATCGAGTCTTTCCACCAAATAATCGTGGGAATAACCGCAAGAAACCACAAACACGTAAGTCCAGCGTGGGCGTGACGTAAATAACTGCTTTTCACGTTAACCCCTCGCTTAAGTTTAGCATACGAAAAACCCCCCGGCTATGACCGGAGGGCTTCTCTCTGTGCTTTGTATCTAGATACTATAACCCAACCACCTAGAAAATGTCAACAACAGTTTAAACTTGTAGAAGTACAGCACAATTCACTTGTGACGCCACCACGAATACCCGTTGTCAGGTTCGTACTGTTTAAACTTGGTGTGAACCTGCTGACCAGTAACAATAGGCAAACCACAATAGAATACAGCTTGGTTCAGGATGCACATATCGCCTTTGTCACCGTGGTTAGAACCTAGGAACCACAGCTCAAGCATATCAGCAAGGAAAGTCATTACAGTCTTGCGATCGCCACCGATAATCCCCGCATTATAAAGAGGCAGGTCTTGATGCTCCCGGATAAACAGCTGAGACTGGTCGGAAGGGTGTTCACGCCACATCCAACGATTACCAACTGTAGATTCCTCAGACCCTAGATACAGTGTACCGGGTTGAAGGTGTTCCCATGGTGCGTGAAGCATATCTACATCAGAACCATCAACCAAAAACACATACTCTACTTCGCGGTGTTGCATCAACCAGTGAAGCGAATGTTCATGGCGTTGAATGTAAGGATTTTCACCTGTCGGATAAACCCTCTCAAGAGATCCTGTCTCTTCACCAAAACAGTCATTCAAAATCACGAGGCGAGAATCATTATCTTCTACGTAATTCAGTGACGCTATTAGCTTACGATAGGGCTCTAAACTAGGCTCCCAATACTTATTACGTTGGGGGTCGGGTTGAGTCGTTATTAAATGTGTTATCACAACGTTAGACATCAAACACCCCCCTGTAGAGAGCTGTATTTCTCGTCAGCTATCTCTTGAAATGAACGATCGGGTGTTCCGTACTTACTAAGTGTAAAGTAAATAGAGCGGGCTTGGTGACAAGCCTTACAAGACCTCGAATCAGATCGGCTGTTTGAAGCACCCAGCCTATGTCCTCTAGGGCAATGGGTTGCATCAGAATTTTTCTTAGCAGTACTCAACGATCCCGGGGCTAAATTATTTTCAGCACGAGAACAAACTCGCAAATGATCTGGATTTACGCAGTTTCTAACCCTACACAAGTGATCAAGGACCAGACCATCGGGGATAGGCACATTGAACAGTTCATAAGATACTCTGTGTGCTAGGCGAACGTTGGACTGAACCCTAAACATCCCGTAACCAGATGGGTTTTTGAATGCAGTCCAAAGCCAGCAGCCGGACGGCTGCTTACTTACCTTCGCTAGGAACCGTTCTTCGATACTCGACATAGTGGCTAGATTCCTTCCGCTCGGCTACGAGTTTCTCTGCTAAAGGAACATAACGAGCCCGGTCACGGGCAGGCACAGATCGTTCCACATGCAGGTTTTCGTCAGCCGAGTATATCAGAAGATCCGAGCCTTGTACATCCATATAAGGGTATTGCGTTAACCCAGCGTTGTGAATGCGGTCACTCCAAGCCTGGTGTTCTCCGGCCCAAGGAGGGAAATCCATGTCCATCCCACCAACAGTGTCTAAAACCTGTCGGTCGACATAAAGCATACATCCTCTCGGGTGATTGTGTGCGTGCGTATCGTCGTCTTCGTGCACTACACCAGCATCAGAAAGAAGTCTACCACCGATTTTATCGAACAAATACATTAAGTGCGGTTCGGTGTGGGTAACGTAAGGAACCCACCAGTTTGTTACTCTCGGAAAGCAGTCATCGTCAAACAGAAAAATGTGGTCACAATCGTCTAGCAGCTCGAGACACTTGTTCTTCGCGGTAGCGATCCCAACATTCTTCTCAAACCGGTAGTCAGCACCAGGGTAGGGAAACACAGACGCGTCATCAACCACAACAATACGGTGCGCTTCTGGAGTACGGTCTCGTATGGTTTTTATGGTTTTAACAGCAAACCCTTGACGGTCATGCGTAGTGATACCTACCCCGATACGCACGATACCCCCAGTGTGAGAAGCCTAGTTATTATAACTTTAGTTACGCAACCCAGGGTGTTGTCTCGGTTCTCTCTTCCGAGACTTCAACGCTAAACCTTCACGAGACTCGTCTTGAGTCTTCAGCTTGTGACACTCTGAACATACAGGGCGAAGATTGTGTAGCTCGTCCGAGCCACCACGAGCACGATTTACTATATGGTCTACTTGGGTGGCTGGTGCCGTCAGGCACAAGACACACACCGGGTGTGTCCTCATCAACCTAGCGCGATTCTGAAAGAACAAGCGTGAATACCTAGGTCGGTCGCTACTCCACACCATCAGCGTCACCATAAGAATGAAAGTCTTCTTCGGTGTCTGTCAACACCATCAACTCGATATTCTCTACTTCTTCCAAAACTTCCCAAGCCTCATACAACTCGGCGATCTCTTTAATCGACTCTACCGATAAGTAAGCTTTACCGGCATCGTCTCGAACGAAGCCGATTGTGTAGACAGGGTAGCCGTCTGGGTTGATGTGCATAGCTACCTCCAGAGATAAGTTTAGAGACCCTAGCGGCATCAACCTATGAGAGGGTAGGGAGCACGCTAGGGTCGTACGGTAGCACGTCTGCTACCAAAACGCCAACCCACCCTAACTAGACATGTAGGAGTGTTGGCGGTTGGAGACCTTCGGGTCTCCGGTCCGTGTTCTAGAAGCAACCCGTTTATTGTCTGGGGGTTTAGTCTGTCGTAGAAACATCGGAGATTGTGGCTTTAGTAACTTACCATAGTTCTAGAGAACTTACTAGAAGATATTTGTTTTAAGTAGTTACTAGTAGGAAACGCTGAAGCGTTTCCCTAATAAAACCTTCGGTTTTTCTTTGTTAAAGATTATCTGTTGTAGTTAAATCTTTTGTTATAGGTTTTCAAGGAGCTCTTACGGCTCCTTGAACCTGTTTTATTCTAAAAGAAGTTAGTCTGTTTGTATCTGTTTAAAGATTAACAGAAGGGCTTCTAAATTCGCTTCGCTCTTTAGAAGCATAGTATGGTGGTGTTAAAACCCGGACAAACGCCAGGTCAGTTTATAACCTCTAAAGGTTGGTCAACTGTACTGGCTGTGTGCTACACTGATCAACAAGAGGAAAGAGAGTAAATATATTCTCTCCTCAACAATAAGGTTACTACCCGGACAAAACCCTCTGACCAGCAACAACACGAAAAGAGAGAATTATGGCTAACGAAACATCTGAAGAGCTACAAGCCATCCGGCGGGCTGCCCTGGATACAGAGTACAGTGACCCGGGTCCAGAAGAAAAAATGATGATGAGCCGCATTCAAGCTGCCGAAACAGTAGAGATAGAACGCCACAAAGCATACATTCGGCGCAAGGCTACATACTACGGGAGCAACTAGTGAACGAGCGCACTAGCCGTCTTAAAAGTAAAAAAATACCTTCGGAAATACCCCCCAGGGTAGAACCCAACCAAATAGACTTTACGTTAGTCAAAGCAGCAAATCAAATACTAGAACTGGCAGGAACACCTATACCTCTTTTAGAAGGTGGTATGAGGACAGGTGACGGTCGTCGTGTTTTGCAACCTTCAGATGCTGGTTGGGGCGCTATCGAGGGTATGCAGGTACCCGCGCTAGTTGTTAATCGGTGGGGAGAGGACGACATATCTGATTTTGTTGTCGAGGTATCTGAAGCTGCCGACCTAACCACACGTGAAAGCCAGATAGTTAAATTCATCGTTGAAGGCGACGTCTGGGGCCCCCATTCCGGGGGCTACCGGAGACTAGCCCTAGCCGTCCGATCAACCCCCGAGGGAATCCGAAAAGCTTGGGCACGTTGCCGAGCTAAACTAGTTGACAACTGGGCTGTCGAACCGCTAGAATCAACACGTCAACGTAAAACACTTCGTAAAGCTACCGAAGGCGACGGGTTCAACATATGATTAAATGGACTGAAAAGGACAGGCTTTGGGCTTTTTCAGAGTCTGTCGTAGCCAGACGAGAAGCTAATATTTGGCGTAACGCGTCCCACCGCACCACAGTACCATCAGATCAACGGGAGCTAGCTGAAAAGGCTGAATCCTGTAGGTTACAGTCGGAAAAGTATGCTAAACTAGCTAAAAGACGTGTTGGAGCTATCAAAATTGGGAGGTTTTGGTTGTGAGCGAGTTTATCGTCCAACAAGGGTCCGAGACATACGATAAAGTTCTCCGAGTCGAGATTTATCGTGTTGTAGAAGCGTCTACTCTCGAACCAGTTTCACGAGAATTCTTTACTGAAGAAGCCGCACTCGAATACTTAGCGTTAGTTGAACAAGATGTGTTTACCACAGAGTCTGAAGAACATTTCCTCGCGGACTCCGGCAACCTTGAAGATTTGGGTGGTTGGTGATGGGTCGCGACTTTCCTCCAGATGACGTGTACGAAGAGTACCTCCGTCTTCAAAAGCTGGCTAGAGAAGATCGAAAAAGAGCTAAAGCCGAGACTAAACAAGTCAAGAAAAAGCTAAAAAGAAATGAAAAGATACCTGCAAGGACCCTTCTGGGCCGGCCTCATCGTTGGCGGTGGATTTATTGCGTCTCTAGTATCCGATAGCTTCGGAGCATGGGCAGGTGGCTTGATCCTATGTATTATGGGTATCTTAACGTTCTGTATCCTGGATTTCATATCTGACCGAGAGGACAAAAACAATGACTAAACACACCCACCTAATAGAACAACAACGCAAAAACGATAAATTCAAGGCTGCTGTGTTGAAAGCGTTTCAGTCTATCGCTGAAGCTGTAGAGCAGTTAAGCACAGAAACCTCTGACCTGCGGAAACGAGTAGAACAGCTAGAAGGAAATGAATCTGTCTAAGTTCCTAAAATGGTTGGGAGAGCGGCCGTGAGCTGGTTTAAACGAAAGAAACGCAACTACGATTTGTATGATGGCTATCAAGCGTTAGCTACTGCTAACTTTGACTTGGTAGAAGACGCCTCCGCGTATGACTGGGCATATCTGGATGGGTTCGCTGATGCTATGGCACTATCTTTGTGGCGGCTATCTGACGGCGAGATAGAAGAAATGTTTCCGCTACACCACAATAAAAGACTTGCGGCTTTAGCAGAATCATGGTATTATTCAGAACATGACAAAGAAAAGCAAAGCTGAAAAAGAGTTCCAAGAACTATGTGCAGAACGCCAGCCAGGTAAAGTAGCTTTTATTTGTACTAAAGACAAGCACCCAGAGAACCCTAACCACTATGCGGGTGGGGCGGACGTTACTTGGGTTGATGAGTCTAATGATTAATGTTCAAGCTTTGTTTTGTACAGTAGTTGTGATACTTTTCGTGGTTAAAGTATCACTAATCATCACCCACATTCGTAGTAAGTGAGGGTTTCATGCCACAAAAAACGTATTGCCGACGAATCCCTGTGAAACTCATCACAGCCAAAGGTAAAAAGAAAAAAGGCTACCGCTGGATGGTTATTCGCCACGCCTACGGATTCAAACCAGAAGACATCACGTTGTACGAGACTTTCCAAGACGCTGTAAACTCAGGATATAGTTTTGGTGCTGCTTCTGACTCACACGCGCCCGGCCGCTACTGGTATTCTGACACAATGATGGATATTGAAGCCTCAGCAAAGCACTCTAATACAGTTATGCAGGTAAAATGACTATCAAAGGCCAGTCACCGGGATTTGAGACCCCGGCCACCTGGTTCCCTATCATAGTCTCCTGTCTCCGAGAGCTAGACGAACTTCCGGTAGAGTTAACTGTAGGACAGATTAAAGAAAAATACGGACAGCTACGTATCTACATCGATATGTCTGAAGAAGAATCCGACAAGTATTTTTCGGACGATGATAACCTTGTATGGCCGCTAGACGAAGCAGAAGAAATAATCGAGAGATACACACGCTTGCTTTCCTGGGCTGAAGGGTATAATATAACATTATGACCCCCATCCAAGATTTACAATACGGTGATTATTTTCTGTTTCCGTTTTCTGACGGAAAGGTGGAAGAATTTATGTTTGTGTCTGCTAAAATGTCTAATACAGGGGTTGGTTTCCAAGTAAAAATGGTGCGGGATCCACGTAACTCCAGGTTTTCGAAGGTTGTAGAAACCCCTTATACTCGTGACGATTTGGAAGTAGAGGTTACACAGTGAGTAATTATGGTATAATTGAACCTATTAGCGATGGTGTAGGGTTTTACTATGTTCGCGACGGTAACGACTGGTTAGCAACGTTTAATACTCGCGAAGAAGCAGCCGAACATATCCGAAAACTGCGAGATGCAGAGATACGCAAAGACGGCCTGTACATCTCACCGGCCGGCGATGGTTATTTCGTTATGAAAGGTAATCGAGTTGTGGGTGTGTTCAAAAGCCGGTTCGATGCATACGCGCGTATGCATAAACTTAGAATGGAACTCTCTGAAAGGTACTATGTCGACACAAAAAGTACGTCCCCCGGGTCTTTTTACGTCAGAGACCGCACAGGGGGTTCTGGGTCGTGGCTATCGTCGTTCGATAACCTTGGGGAAGCATTCGAATACGCAGAAGCCTTAAACAAAGACGACGATAAACATAAAAATGTTCCTGTCAAATCTACACTAGTCGGCCCTAAACCTAAAGTGGCGGCTCCAGAGTTTCCCACCCCGTGGACTGTAGAAAACGGCCAGGGGGGCAAAGTTATTAGGGATGCCGATGGCGAGTGGATCGGCAACATGTACGCTAAAGACGGGTCTTACAGCGAGGAACTAGCCCAGGTTGTTGTGGACGCTGTTAATGAGGTTTACGGTGAATAAAGACAGGCTTTACACTGTTTTAGCTGTTTGGGCAGGGCTAGGTGGGTTAGCCTTTATTATTCTGGCTATCCTAGTAGAGACAGGTGTGATAGGGTGAATAAAGACAAACTGGTTTTGATCGCACTAGGCACAGTGTCGGTGGTGTTGGTAGTATTATTAGGGACAGGTGTTATCCGATGAGTGAATACTCTTGGGAAGAAGACACCGAAAACCGTACATTCGGGGTAGAGAAAGCTAACGGTGAATCGATTTGGATTCATGTAGGCGAGGAAGACGTGTGGTTTGAAAGCTCTTACTGCGATGGGAGTTTGCAGGTTTCTATACCCGCTCTACAAGCAAAGAATATTTTAGAAGCCGTACTTGAACGTATTGAAACCAGACATCTCGGTATCGAGGATGTTCTATGAGTAACCCTCTTACAGTAAAAGAATTTGTAGAATACCTACAAAACCACTGGGACGATGACGATATTGTGTGCGGAGTAGACCCCAAGTATCAAACTGTTGACCCTATCACCTTAGACCCAGGTGGTAACGCGCTGTACTACTACGTTTCTATACTCACTCCGGAGGAGATCTTGTGACCAAGGTCTATATAGTCTTATCGGACGACAATTACCCGGTTATTGTGGGGGTTTACTCTGCGTTAGAAGACGCGAATAACAACGCGGAGCGTTTGGTTAAGAGGTTTGATAGCAAGTTTGTTGTAGAGGAGCACATAGTGCAATGAGCGAAGACGACGTAGTGCCAGCTTATTTTAGTGGTGGTGAGGTGGGCCCTTACCTTACTGGAGGCGAAATACCCCCAGCGTACCTTAGTGTCCGTGGACTCAAGTACACAGAAGGAAACCTGGAAGGCCAACCCATCGGTCTCACCCTCGTTGGACAGCAAATTTACCATCGAGGCGTAGAGAGCGCTTACGCTGAAGTAATCGATCTGATTGACCAAGGGCTCAAAAGAAAAGCCTTACGTAACCTTTTGGTTAACCTTTTAGCTAAGGACTTTCGGGATGCATGAATACTCAATCCAAGAAACCAAAAACTGGTACAGTGTTTACGATAATGAAGACTTTCTAGTAGCTAAATTTAAGGAATACCCTGACGCTAGAGAGTTCGTTTCTCTTAAGGAACACTCAGATGACTGAATTCTATGTATATTTTGATGATTGGCGTCACGAGTGGGACGTTTTAGATAGTAAACAGAAAATAGTTCACGGATCGTACCCTACTTATGAAGAGGCTAGGGTGGCAGCCGACCAGGTTAAACAGTGGTTTTTATCGAAGGGAGAACAGTAATGGGTGAATTCTACCTAGATTTTGATCAAGACCGCGACGAGTGGGTTGTTTCGAAAGACTGGGAAGAGTACGCTAGATACCCGACTCACCGAGAAGCAAAAGACGCGGTTGACTTGCTCAATAGAAACCTATCGTGGTGGGAGCTCCAAAAAGAATGGCGTGACCAAAAGTTTCGAAGCCTTGACTTCCATCACGGCCCGGGTGTAGGGTCTGCTTGGATACAAGAAAATCTACCAAGGGATTGATATGCCAGGGTATAAGCTACCGCCGCCAAGATCTGAACTTAAATGGCTTGCCGTCGACTTCGACGATAGCATCTGTCAATCTAACTGGTCGGTAGACAACCCCACAGCCCGGCCGGGTGCACCTATCAAGAGTTCGGTGGAACAGATCCACCGGTGTATAGGTTTAGGCTGGAAGATCGCTGTGCACACGGCCCGCCCCTGGTCCGAGTACGAGATCGTGGAATCGTGGATGGATTTCCACAAAATCCCGTTCACCCGAATCATCTGTGGGAAAGTCCTGGCCTTCTCATACCTAGACGACCGTGCCAAATATATCGGTTCTAAAGACTGGACCAGCGGAAAGTCAAGAGACCACTGTGCAACCTGTACCTGCGGAGGTAACTAACATGGATTATCCGGAGTATCAGTACGGGGTGAAAATCGAGTCGGGATACATTATCCCGGCCGCAGGGTTTGTAGACGCACTACACCATGTTGAGAAACTAAAAAATACTGGATCTGAAGTTAAGATCGTGTCTCGTGTAGTGAAATATGGGGTGTGGGATGAAGTATAAAGCCGAGCTTCGTGGCGAGCCTAAGCGTCTCGCTAAATACAAAAGGGATCGCATCAAACACGGGTTGTCCAAGCAAGATGCTTGGAACTTGTATTCGTTTCTACAAACAGTGGTCGCTAACGCCTTGGACGAGATGGTTAAAAACACAATCTCGTACCCTGTGGATATTGATGTGGACGTGTGGAACGACAAAATCCTAGCTGCTAGCGTCAACGCTAACTTTCTGGTAGAATACGAAGAGAAATCGCAAGCAATCTACGACAAACACATGGGTAATGTTACCCACACAACAGAACCTATTACTGAAGGTAAGTTTCAGGGATACTATTCGTTCAAATCTAACGACACTATAGAACAGCGGGCAGCTTGGTTGACGGCAGAAGCTGAGTTAACCGCTGAAAGAAACATCCATAAAGACGAACTGTTTGACTTTCTTAAAGAACACTTTTATGAATTATGGGATTAAGATGAGAGACAAAAAGGTCCAAGGGCTCGTACACCAAATGGAACAAGTGCTGGCTGCACGTAGAGCCGATGCTGAGAGAGAAGACCGTGCGGATGTACGGTTTTTCGACTACGGGCAAATAGAAATCCTAGAAGTAACTTTAGAACATCTATACACACTAGGGTATAAGGTGACTAACTATGACGGGCTATGACCACCTGGTCAATTTTGATGATGTTAAAGCCCGTCTCCGGGCTGGAAGATCTAAAAAGAAAATCAAAAAAGACGAGAAACGGGCTAAAGAGATTCGTGAAGCCTGGACAAACGGATACTGGCTAGCGTATGATGACTTAGAACAAGATGTGTTAAACCATTCTTGGACGTGTGAAGACGACCGGGATTATACTTTATCTTTGTTTAACGTTTCTGACCGACCTACGAAAGGTAGAATCTGATGGCTCTTGAAGGAACTAAACTCTCTGAGCTAGTACCAGGGGATG